AGAAGGAGATTGGGATACTTGGTCAACCAAGATGTCTTCTCAGTTCCTATCTAAGCAGCCAGTCAATCTCATTAAGGACCGTCTTGATGATACGTACTCTAGTCTTCGTAAAGAGTTTGATGATATCAACTCGATGACTAACCCTGTTGTGCGAAAGCACTTGATGGATAAGTATATCGAAGGACTGGACTCTAAAGCCAAACACCTTAAGGCTAAAGGATTAGCAGGTACAAAGAGTCACGTACTGTTACCATTCCCTGAACTCAAGCCTAACGAAATCTATGCCCCACGCTACAAAGATGGAGAACGTGTAGTATTAGTTCGTCACCCACATGGTGGTATCTTTGAGATTCCAGAACTTGTAGTTAACAATAAGAACGCAGTAGCACGTAAGACATTGGGTAATGCACCAGATGCTGTAGGTATTCACCCATCAGTAGCAGGTAAGTTATCAGGAGCAGACTTTGATGGTGACACTGCATTGGTAATCCCTAATGGCAGAGGTCAAGTCAAGACAAGCCGTAGCTTGAAAGAGCTTAAGAACTTTGACCCACAGATGTACAAGGTTGACTACGAAACAATCAGCCCCCGTACAAAGCAGCGAGAGATGGGTGTAGTATCCAACCTTATCACTGACATGACAATCAAAGGCGCAAGCCAATCAGAGTTAGCACGAGCAGTACGACATTCAATGGTAGTAATCGATTCAGAGAAGCATAAGCTAGACTATAAGAAGTCAGCCCGAGACAATGGTATCTCATCTCTAATCAAGACCTATCAGTCGCACACTAACCCTGATACTGGTAAGCAATCACGAGGAGCATCTACTTTAATCTCCCGTTCTAAGCGATTAGTAGACGACCTTAAGAAGCAGGGCTTAGACATTACTGACCCTAGCTATGACCCTAAGAAGTATTCATCCGGCACTGCTACTGAAGAGTTGTATGTTGGTTATGTTAAAGGAATCATTAAGACTAAGAACGAGGCGACTAAGATATCGGCATCCATTCCTAACCCACAGTACTCTAAGGAAGCCGCCAAGAAGTACGCCCCAGAGATAGAGTCAATGAACGCCAAGCTTAATGCCGCCCTTCTTAACGCACCACGAGAGCGCCAAGCCCAGCTCCTAACTAACCACCTATACTACTCCAAGGTAACGCCCAACATGGACAAGGATGATAAAGCCAAGCTTAAGTCCCGTTCATTAGCCCGTGCCCGAGATACCGTAAGCGCAAAGAAAGCCCAGATACAATTAACAGACCGGGAGTGGGAAGCTGTGCAGTCCCGTGCAGTATCCACCACTAAGCTTAAGCAGATACTAGACAACGCTGACATGGACAACATCCGTAAGCTGGCATCTCCTAAGGTACGCAAGCTCAACACTGCTAAGCTATCTAAAGCTAAGGCACTACTCAACAACAACTATACCTATGCTCAAGTAGCTGAAGCACTGGGTGTCTCGGTATCTACAATCAGAGAGGAGCTAACGTAAGATGGAACAGGTACAGATGGATGGCGTAATCGACGAGGACCAACTGATGCTTACTACTGTGCTTACAACGAAGGTCATCAATGACATCTTAGATAATGATACCCAGGACATCTATCGTCTTGTCTGAGTTTCGTTTCCAATAATTTCCAAAAGATTTTGAAAAAGTTTTTGAAAAGAGGTATAGGGGGAGGGGTCCGACCCAAATCCCCCACCCTCTACAACGCCCCCCTCTGCATATTTTCCCCAGGGTGCATATTTTGGGCAGCGTTTGGGATTCCTGCCTGCCCATCCATAGGCTTCCGTGTACGCTATAGGTCAATAGCCCCTTCCTCCGGCTGATTGATAGGTTAAGACGCTGTACTTGTTCCGGGATGACTGGTACAGAAGTGCTTTAAACCGTCGAGAATGCGATACGGAAGTCTATTGATGGGTAGGACAACCTAGGAGGTACTACTATGAAAGACAACGTGTTCACACACAATCAAAAGTCGGCTGAATCTCGTGAAGAGAAGTTGCTTCGTATGGAAGAGTTAGGTCGCTTGTCAATCAACGACCAAGGTCAAGTCACCGTTAACGACGAGATGATGATTCGTTCTATTGCTGAGTCACTTGGGATGGACCTAGACGTTGTTGATAAGGTCGTCAATGCAGAGTACCAGTACCTCGTTCATCTTGGAGTGTATGAAGAGTCAAAATGACTACAAAGTCTAGAGGAGGGTTCCACCATGAAACAACTTAAGCATGAACTAATGTTGAGTAGACACACTAAAGTTTACTATGAAGAATCGGAAGACGGTAATCCACAACACTTTAAAGTCTCAACCGACCTTCCAGACTGGGACCCAATCTTTGGCGATGTAGATGTGACGACCAAGTTGGTTGGTGAAGTCAAGTTCCATTCCGGTCCTATCAAAGACGGAGTCAATGGAGTTATGAACGAAGACCTACTGGCTATGGTTCTAGTTAGGCTCGAAGGATTCAACCAAGGAGAGTTCAGATGTCGAGAGAACTCAATGGCAATCACTAAAATCGAAGAAGCGCTTATGTGGTTAGGAAAACGAACTACTGCCCGTGAGATTCGTGGAGTAGAAGGGACCCATACAGTATAAGTGCTGTAAAGGAGGAAGCAGCAATGGCTAGTAAAGAACCAAAGAAGAACACGAGAGCTCAAAGTCCTGGTTCAACACCTGAATCTCGTGAACAACAACTTGTACGATTGGCAGTTGACCTTGCTGAGAAACAATTGAGTGAAGGTACAGCATCGCCGTCAGTAATCAACCACTACCTTAAGATTGGCTCTACTCGTGAAGCAATTGAGCGAGACATTCTTGAGAAGCAGGCTCGATTCTTAGAAGCTAAAGCTAGCAGCATGACTAAGAACAGTGAAAGTGAAGACTTAGCTAAAGAAGCAATTGAAGCTATGAAACATTACAACTCATCGAGTAACTGATGAAGACGTACAGTGAACTAATGTCTTTCGATAGTTTCGAAGACCGACTGAATTACTTAAAGTTGCTAGACAACAACGCTCAATCTCCACGACACATGTCAATGCACTTTTACCAATCGGCAATGTGGAAACGATTACGAGCAAGCATCATAGAACGAGACCTTGGGTTTGACCTTGGAGTCTTCGGTGTTTACATCGACGGACCAATGCTCGTTCATCACATCAACCCAATCAACGAGAACGACATAGTCTTCGTAACAGAGCGATTGATGGACCCAGAGAATCTAATAACGACATCGGCAAACACACACAACCTGATACACTACAACGTTAAACCAAAAGAAACTTGGATAGAGCGAACTCCAGGCGATACTAAACTATGGTAGAAAGGAGGTGACCACATGGACATCAATAACTTCATTCCAAAGGCAAAGTCGTTAGTGTTTGAGTATGCTTCTAATCACTTGGACGTCACCGATACTGTCTTGTTTGAGACTGAGGATGTATACGTAGTATGGAGTGTTAAAACTTTGAACACTGCAAAAGCGTTACTCAGTACTAACTTGCCAGATGGTATGTACTACGAGATTACATACAACGGCGATAAGAACGAGATTTACTTTGACGCATACAAGAAATTCGAGAACTTTAAAGTGGAGGTGTAACCGTTGATTGAAGATAACAGCATTCTAAAAGATGTCCGGTCGGCTTTAGGAGTAGGTGAAGTTACTACTGACTTCGACGTGGAACTCATCATGCACATCAACGGAGCACTAGGCACGCTCAATCAAAATGGCGTCGGTCTCCCAGTATTCGTTTCGGACGATACTCTAACATGGGCTAACTTTAGAGACCCTTTACAAGTCAAAGGTAATCCATTGTTCCCACTAGTACAATCGTTCGTTATGCTGAGTGTGAAACTTCTATTCGACCCACCACCGCCGTCAGCAGTTGAGCACTTCAGACTCACAGTGGACCAATTGTTGTGGCGTTTGAAGATTGCCTACGAGCCTTTAGTTGTTTCCGAACCAATCGTCGAGTAAATAGAAAGGAAGTGTGTGTATGCCTACAACAGAAGAGATTCTACAACATGCCGGAATCAAAGGTATGAAGTGGGGCGTTCGACGTAACCGTAACCAACCTGGTGGCGCCGATGGTAAAGACAATTCGTCAAGTTCCAAACGCTCTGGTAAAGACGAAGCGTCAGATTCTAAAGGTTCAGCGAAAGGTGGCTCATCATCCAGTTCTAAAGATGGCTCAAATGCTGCCGATGGAGCACCTGCTAAGAAAGGGTTCATCAAGACTCGAATGGATTCTTCAAAGCGTGAACGTGATTGGAATAAAGTTCTCAAGAATGTCAACAAGATGTCTGATGCTGAAATTTCAAGTGTCACTCGTCGAATTCAACTGGAGAACGAACTCAAACGCCATAGTAAAACATCATCAACCGACCGTTCGGCAGCGAAGAAAGACTACCTGAAACGTGCTGATATGTCAGATGCTGATTTGGCTAAACGAGTGACTCAACTTAGAGTTAAAGAAAACCTTAATCGAACGGTTCGAGAAGCTAACGACGGACAACAAGAAGTCGGACAACGTGTTGTTAAAGCAGCAAGTGTTCTAGCCTTGTCATACGCCGTTAACCGTAGCATCGGACCTAAAGACATCTTAGCAGCGACAGTTGTCGCATCGACGGCTAACCGTAAAACGTTAACTGGTCTCGATAAAGAAGCTGCTCGACAAGAAGTCAAGAACGACCTTAACAAACGGGCTAACGCTTACGTTAATAACTCTATTCGTCCAAAATAATCTACAGGGAGGCGGCTCTCATCAAGTATATAATGTGTCAGCCTGCTATACACCGTTTTGAATGGGAACTGGAAGTGACTTTAACACGTCTTCATGAGCTAGGAGTTGAAGACATTGTACTGCTATTTTCTAATCATAACAGCAAAGTGCTTAGGTATCTATCGGACAAATACAATGTCGAAATCCATGCTTACGACGACAACCGTAAAGACAAATCCTACATTCCATCTATAAAACCTTATTTGTGGGCTAAGTATCTACAAGGAGACCGAACTCGTGAAAACGAAACGTACTTCTACATAGATAGTGACGTTATATTCCGAGAGCTTCCGAATGTAGAGCCTACTGAGGACGTCTGGTATGGTTCTGATTGCTCATCCTATTTAAGTGTGGATTATATAGATTCACATGGTAAAGGATTGTTGGAGTCTATGTGTCGAGCTATTGGTATTGATTCAAAACTCGTAAGAGACGCCAATCCAGTAGCCGGTGCACAGTGGGTCATCGCTAATCCAACATATGAGTATTGGTTAAAGGTATACGAAGACTCAACTAAACTGCATCGATATTTGGAAGCCATCCCTAACACAACAATCCAGAAGTGGACTGCCGAAATGTGGGCTCAATTATGGAATGTATTACATCTAGGGATACAACCATTGGTCAGTTCGGAGCTCGATTTCTCATGGGCAACTGACGATATCGAACGTTATTACGAGACCAAGATTTATCACAATGCTGGAGTGGTTGATGATAAGCAAGGTTTGTTCTTCAAAGGTAAGTATGTACATAATTCACCGTTTAACGACAACTTGGATTTTGTACGAAAAGACAAAGCTAGTATTAAGTATGTTGAAGCGTTACAGGCAGTCGTTAGATAGGAGTGGTTAGGTGGCTTTATCAAACACAGCGGTGCCTATCGAGTATTCAAAATTTCGAGCCCAAGTATTAAATGGTGAAATCCCTGTGAACGAAGAAGTCTCTCTCCAGATGAATCGTATAGACTTTCTTATAGAGTCGCCTGATTACTACTATGACGATGAAGCCATTATGGGTTTTATAAACTTCTGTGAGAACGAATTAACTCTCGCCGATGGTGGAGATTTGACTCTTCTTCCTACGTTTAAACTATGGGCTGAAGATTTACTCGCATGGTATTACTTTGTGGATGAGAAAGTGTGGAATCCTACTAAGAAGCGGTATGAGATTGTGACTAAGAAGAAACGACTTACGAACAAACAGTACCTTATCGTCGCTCGTGGTGGTGCAAAGTCAATGTACGCATCATGCATACAACAATACTTCTTAACGGTCGACACATCAACAACCCACCAAGTAGTAACAGCACCAACAATGAAGCAAGCCGAAGAGACTATGAACCCTGCAAGGACTGCTATATCTAGGTCTAGAGGTCCATTGTTTAAGTTCTTAACTCAAGGTAATATCAACTCCAACACATGGTCTAAAGTGAAACTCGCTTCTACCAAAAAGGGTATCGAGAACTTTCTTACCAACTCCAAGATTGAAGTTCGGGTAATGTCTATCGATAAACTTCAAGGATTAGGTACGAAGATAAATACTGTCGATGAGTGGTTATCAGGTAAGGTTAAAGAGGATGTAATTGGAGCACTTGAACAAGGGGCTTCTAAAGTAGATGACTATGTCGTTTTGGCAACGTCATCTGAGGGTACATCTCGTAACGGTGTTGGTGATACCATTAAGTTGGAATTACAGGACATCTTAAGAGGCGACTTCTTCAACCCACATACTTCTATCTGGTACTATAAGCTCGATGATATTTCTGAAGTTGGAATGCCTGAGATGTGGTTGAAAGCTAATCCCAACTTAGGAGCTACAGTTTCATACGATACTTACCAGAAAGACGTTAACCTGATGGAAGCCGTCCCGTCTAAGCGAAATGATATTCTAGCTAAACGATTCGGAATACCAGTAGAGGGTGCGTCATACTTCTTCTCTTATGAAGACACGCTTCTTCATAACCGACAGAACTTCTCTGGAATGATTTGTGCAATGGGTGCCGATTTATCACAAGGTGATGACTTTACGGCGTTCACTTTCCTATTCCCAATCGGTAATGGGGCTTTTGGTGTTAAGACTCGGTCGTATGTTTCCGATTTAAAAGTTAGGAAATTGGAAAAGGCAATGCGGGACAAATACCAAGAGTTTATTGACGAAGGTTCTCTAATCGTCATGGAAGGTGCAGTCTTAGACATGTTGGAAGTTTATCAAGACCTAATGGAACATGTTCATGCGCAGCAATACACTGTAGTATCATTCGGGTATGACCCGTATAATGCTAAAGACATAGTTGACCGATACATCAAAGAGAATGGTGAGTACGGTTTGACTAAAGTCATTCAAGGAGCTCGAACAGAGTCGGTTCCTCTTGGGGAATTAGGACATCTTGCTTCGGAAAGACTCCTACTGTTTGATGAAGAATTAATGAAATTCGCTATGGGTAATGCTATAGCGGTTGAAGACATAAATGGTAACCGTAAACTGTCTAAGAAACGAGATAGTGAGAAAATCGATAACGTAGCTGCCCTTCTAGATGCTTGGGTTGCATACAAACGTTTCCAGGAGGCGTTCGAATGAGTGTAACAGACCGACTCAAACATGCCTGGAGTGCGTTCACAACAAAAGACCAACTTATGAATCTAGAGCGAGGGTGGTCATCATCTAGACCAATGCATAAGATGAGTGGTTTCATACATACATCATCGTATGTCGCCTCAATCTACAATCGTATCGCTATGGATGTCGCCATGACAAGCTTTAAGCATGTCAAGATTAATCCTGAGAATGAAGACGTGACAACAATGACTACGGGACTTAACGAATGTTTATCTACCGAAGCCAACGTTGACCAAACACACATTCAATTCATTCAGGATTTGGTATACTCAATGTTCGATGAAGGAGTAGTTGCAGTGGTGCCTGTTGATACCACTCTTAATCCGGAGAGCACTGGCGGGTATGACATCCTATCGTTACGAGTTGGTAAGATAGTGAACTGGTTTCCACAGCATGTTACTGTCAAGCTTTACAATGATACAACCGGTCAAAATGAAGACGTTGTGGTGATGAAGAAGAACTGCGCTATAGTAGAGAACCCGTTATACGCAGTAGTCAATGATGATAACTCTACACTAAAACGATTGATTAGAAAGCTTAATCAACTCGATGACATAGATGCTATTGCTGCTTCAAACCGACTTGATTTATTAGTATCAGTACCGTATGCCGTTAAGACGCAACATCAAAAGGACATGGCTGAAGCTCGGATTCGAGATATTGAAGCTCAGTTGGCTTTTGGTCGAAATGGTATTGCATACATGGATGGCACTGAGAAAGTAACTCAACTTAACCGACCAGTAAATCCTCAGTTACCGGAAACGATTAAGAATCTAACTGACCAGTTCTACAATCAGTTAGGACTTACTCAAAACATCTTTAATGGTACTGCCTCTGAGGGCGAGCTTCGAATCTACTACAGCCGAACTATCGACCCAATTGTCGAGAACATACTTGCTGAGATGAATCGTAAATTCCTTACTAAGACTGCACGAACACAAGGACATACCATTGTCTCTTATCGTGACATGTTCAAGACCGTTACTGTAGAGTCTGTGGCTTCAGTTGGAGATTCGTTCCGACGAAACTACATTGCTACACCTAACGAGATTCGTAAGATTGTTGGTCTTCGTCCATCGAGCGACCCACGGGCTGACGAGTTGTTCAACCCTAACATTGCAGATGACAAACAAGCACCTAAGGACCCGTCCGATAATACAATCCCTTCTGAAACTAGACGCTCTTCTGAGGAGGTTGAAGAGGAACGAATTAAGGAAGCACGAAAAGTCAAAGCAGAGGCTGAGAAAGAAGCTAGAGAACTCGGGTCGCTCACGCCCCCGGACAAACCTGTCAAATGAGTGATAGAAATAAAAAGGAGGTAGTTATTCTTGGGGAAGCGTACTAATTACGACTTTGCTGGATGGGTCACAAAGAGCGATATCAAATGCTCCGACGGCGTAACCATCAAGCACGACGCATTCCGAGACGATGACGGACGTACCGTTCCATTAGTTTGGAATCACGATTACGGAACTTCTGAAAACGTATTAGGACACGTCGAACTTAAGAATGAAGGTTCAGGCGTTTATGGTTTCGGCTATTTCAATGACAGTGCTGCTGGTGAAAACGCCAAGAAACTTGTCAAACATGGTGATATTTCAGGGATGTCTATCGGCGCTCGCAAACTTAAGCGCAACGGCAATGATGTCGTTCATGGTAGCATTTATGAAGTAAGTCTCGTGTTAGCCGGTGCCAATCCTGGAGCTATGATTGAAACTGTTGTGCAGCATAACGATGGTGGAGACGATGAAGAACAGGGTATCATTATTCCTGGGACGCTCATTCACTCTGCTGACGACTTAATCAGTCCAGAGGAGGACACATACATGGAAGACGAGAAACAAGGCACTGACCTTCAACATGCTGAGGGTGACAAAAAGGCGTCTACGGACCCTAAAGAAAAGACGATTGAAGAAGTAATTGAAACAATGAACGACGAACAAAAAGACGCAGTTTATGCGCTTATCGGTATTGTTTCTGAAAGTGCTGCAATCAATGGTGAAGACGAGGACGAGAAAGAGCCGGTTAAGACAACGACTACTACAACATCTAAACCTGCACCGAAAACTACAACAGAACCTAAGGGAGATGACCAAAAGATGAAACAAAACATTTTTAACAAAGGTACTAACGGTGCAAGCGAAGATACAATCACACATAGCGCAGCAAACGACGTACTTAAACATGCCATGACTCAAAAAGCACACTCGCTTAAAGACTTCTTGAAAGAAGAAGATACTTTGACTCACGGTATTAACTCTATCGAAATGCTTTTCCCAGAAGCATACAACTCTACAAACGGTAACGTCCCACTCATCTTCAAAGATGCTAACACTGCATACACTGAGATTCTTGACGCTGTCACTAAGTCACCGTTCTCTCGTGTTAAAACAGTCGTTGCTGACTTGACTGAGGACGAAGCTCGTGCAAAAGGTTACATCAAAGGTAACATGAAGAAAGAAGAATTCTTCAGCCTTATCAAGCGTACAACAATGCCAACAACTGTCTACAAAAAGCAGAAGCTTGACCGTGATGACGTTATCGATATCACAGACTTCGATGTTGTTGCGTTCATGAACGTTGAAATGCAAATGATGCTCAAAGAAGAAATCGCTCGGGCGCTTCTCGTAGGTGACGGACGTGACTTCTCTTCTGACGACAAAATCAGCGAAGCTAACATTCGTCCAGTAATCGGAGACCATGAGTTCTTCACTATTAAAGCTATGTTTGCTGATGCAAATGCGTTCATCGAGTCTGTAATCACTGCAATGGCTGACTACCGTGGTTCTGGTCGTCCAAACATGTACATTGACCCAACACTCCTTTCTGCAGTTAAGCTTCTTCGTGCTAATGACGGACGTTTCCTCTTCGGTGACATTCCATCAGACGAAGCAATCGCTAACCGTCTTGGACTTGGTAAAGTCGTTCCTACGACATTCATGTCTGGTAAAGGCGCTGTCATCGTTAACCTTCGTGACTACACTCTCGGTGCTACTAAAGGCGGAGAAATCACTAACTTCGACGATTTCGACATCGACTTCAACCAATACAAATACCTCATCGAGACTCGTCTCTCTGGTGCGTTAACTATGCCTAAGTCTGCAATTCACTTAGAGCAAGGCGCTTCTACTACTGGAGCTAACGAAGCTGATGCTGGCTTAACTTACGGTGGTCGTCAGTCTGGTAAAACAACAACAAGCACAACAACATTGGCGTAATAGCTAATGGCTAAGTATGCAGGCTTGGTAGGCTACGTTACCCAAGAAGAAACTGTTCCTGGTGTATGGTCTCCAGTCGACAATCCTATTCAGATGCGGGGTGACCTCATTCGACAAAGCGCTAGCAGTCAAAATGGCGACAAGTTAAATGAGGACATCACCCTGGGTCATAGGGTGTCACTTATTGGTGATGCATACGCTTTCGGAAATTATTACAATATCAAATGGGTAATGTTAGACGGCATGAAGTGGGAAGTCACCTCGGTCGAAATACAACGACCTAGACTAATCCTATCGATAGGAGGACTTTACAATGACCAGACTTGAGTTACATAGTAAGCTAGTCATGCTTGCTCCTAACGTTTACTTCCAGCCACCATCTAACATCACGATGAAATACCCATGTATTGTTTATAATAAAACTGGTAAGTATAAGACATCAGCAAATGATGCAACCTATCAGAAGATGCAAGAGTATCAACTCACAGTGATTGAGAAAGACCCCGATGGAATCATTGCGGACTTAGTCGAAGACTTCTTCCAATACGCTTCTACCGGTCAATACTTCGTTACGGACAATCTCAACCACACAACAATCAATCTATATTACTAGGAGGCATTAATCCATGGCGAAATTACAGTGGGACGCAGTAGGCGCACGGTTATACGAAACAGGTACAGCCAAGGGAGTTCTCTTTGTACAGGGCACATCAGGTGTCTATGAGCAAGGGGTAGCTTGGAACGGATTATCATCAGTTAAGAAGTCGCCGGATGGTGCTGAAGAATCACCAATCTACGCAGACAACAAGAAGTATCTCTCATTAACATCAGCAGAGAACTTGAAAGGTTCAATCGACGCTTACACTTACCCAGAAGAGTTCGAAGTTTGCGACGGTTCTGCAGCAGTCCACCCTGGCGTTTACGTCGGACAACAACCACGCCGTGCATTCGGTATGGTATACTCTACAATCGTAGGTAACGATACTATGGGTAACGCATTTGGTGAGAAACTTCACTTCATGTACAACGTTAAAGTTGCTCCTTCAGAGCGTGCTTACGAAACGGTTAATGACGAGCCAGCAGCGTTGACATTCTCTTGGGAATTCTCAACTACACCTGTCGACTTGGAAGATATCGGTCTTGAAGCATCTGCAGGAGTTGTCGTTTCACGCCACGAAGTTAGCGCTGAAGCATGGACTGCATTGACTGAACGTATCTATGGTACAGAAGCTGATGAGCCATCACTACCATCACTTCAAGAAGTCATCGCACTTACAGAGCCAACGACTACAACTACAACAACGGTTTAATGAATACAAGCCCTGGTTAACGCTGGGGCTTTTACTTTATAAAAATATTGGAGGAAACCATTATGTTTAAACACAATATCAAATACACAGATTTTAACGGTACTGAACGTGACGAGGATTTCTATTTCCACCTTTCTTTACCAGAGGTTGCACGTATCGAAGCCCGTGTCGGTACATCAATCAAACATCACACTGAGAACTTAATCTCACAAGGTAACAATAAGGACCTTCTTGATTTCCTAGAAGAGACAATCTTGACCTCGTATGGCAAAAAGTCTAATGATGGTAAATCGTTCATGAAGTCTCCTGAACTTCGTCGTGAGTTTGAATACTCGCAAGCATACGCTAACATGTTCGAACAGATGTTGTTGGACAAAGAATGGGCTGCTAAATTTGGTGAGGGCGTTGCCGATAACGGTAAAGCTAAGAAGAATACCGTCGCTCCTAAAGTAGTCCAAGACTAAAAAAGCTGGTAATAGGTTGTGATATACATAGCCTATTACTTTTTCTTTTGGGAGGATGCGTTCATTGATAACTATTGACCTAGGAACACTAGAATTTTATGATAGCACCACTAACCAGTTCGAATATTTAGAAGGTGGTGTGGTTCGGTTCGAATACAGTCTAACTGCTCTCTATAACTGGGAGGGTAAATGGAAACGACCGTTCTTAAAGGGTAATCTATCTAGTGACGAAGCTATTGACTTTTACAAATGTATGGCATTGGACCCTATTGACGAGCGATTTTTATCTGCTGAGGTTATGAACGCCTTATCGGACTACATCGATAGTTCTAATACTGCCACCACGTTCTCTTCAGGCGGACATGCCGAAGATTCGAAAGCTACAAAAGGTAAGATATACACTGCCGAAGAGTTATACGCTCTTATGTTTATGGCAGGAGTCGACATATCCATGGAAACCCGTAATCTTAACCGTCTAATGGTGATGCTTAAGATTGTGGCGTCGTACAACAACCCACCTAAGAAGATGTCGAAAGAAGAAATATTCAGACAGAACGCAAAACTCAACGCTGAGCGTAAAGCACAGATGAAAACGAAGGGATGATTATTATGCAATCTACTCAACCAGAATTCACTTTTATCTCTCACAATCAAGAGGGCGGAGATATGACATACCATGGCGAAGGTTTCAAAATCACAATGCAACGATACTCTGACCCAGACCGTAAGAACCTAGCTCGGAACGCTGCTATCTACTTAGATAAACCCGACCGTGACAACGTTAAACGTCCACTTAACATTCTTCGAGACGGTCACGTTACAGCAATCTTTAGAGGAGAACATGTTGAGTTCGAATTCGAAGGTGTGTCGAAAGAAGTGTATGACCATCTTATTACATACACAACGGCAACTATGCGTGCTGCTGGTGGTAATCGTGCGAACGTATCAACGGAATACGCAATGCCTAGTGACAAGATGAAGAACGAAGAGGTTGTACGTTTGAACATCGAAACTTCTATGCACGCTTATCAATTACTTCTTGATAACAAAGAAACTAAGCAAGTTGCACGGTCGGCTATGCCTGTTGCTGCTAAACTACGACCATTCGTCTTCCAATTCAACTTCGTAACGTTAGGTGAGTCACTGTTTAAGCAACGGATTTGGGAGAAGGGCGCTCAAAGTAACACGGCTAAGGTTGTCGAGGGGATGTTCAAGCTATGTCAATACATGGACCCTGAACTTTGGGGAGCGTTCTACGAATACAAAGGAACTCCGGCGCTTGCTTGGACTGAAGTACGTAAACGATTGGTTAAGAAAGACATCTCACTTCTCGAATTCAAAGAGGAGATTGACGAAGTCGTAATCGGTCAAAATGGCAACCCATCCCTAGTCGAATACCTGACTAAGAAGTATGGGGGTCTCCACTCTATGTGGTAATAAAAGTAAGGGGTGAATAATCATGAAGGTTTCGTTCCAATCAAAAGGAGACTGGGCTGCTACTCGTAAATGGCTTAAACAAGCAGCCTCTAACGCTCCAACTCAAGCTATCAAAGAGATTGCTAATAGAGGTGAGCAGGCTTTGAAAGCTGGCACTCCTAAGGCTACTGGTGAAACTGCTACTGGTTGGTATGCTGAGGTTAAAGGTCGAGGTCCAGTCACTGAAATTATTTGGAAGAACCGAGCACATCCAGAATCTAAAGTTAGCGTTGCGCTTCTTATTGAGAACGGACACGGTACTCGAACTGGAGGATATGTCCCACCACGACCATATGTCAAGCAAGCTATGGAATCAGTATGGGCTATTGCTGGCGACACGATTGCAAAGGAGATGATTAAATAATGTCACGTCCTATTGATGAGAAGATTGTCGCCATGAAGATGGATAACTCGGATTTTACAGCAAAAGCTGCTGAGACAGTTGGTATCTTTGGTAAACTAACAGGCGCACTTAACAAGATTCCGGGTGTTAATTTTGGAGCCCCGGCTAAAGGAATTGCTGAGATTTCAACAGCCTCAAACGGAGCTGTCGGAAGCATTGGCACTCTTGGAACATCAGTCGACGCTATCGCAGGTCGGTTTACAACCATGGGTGTCATTGCAACAACAGCACTCACAAACATCGTTAACAAAGCTGTAGATGCGGGTACTCGATTGGGTAAGTCCCTGACATTCGACCAAGTTAATGCAGGTTTCAAAGAGTACGAAACTAAGATGGGCTCAATTCAAACTATCTTAGCAAATACTCAAGCTCAAGGTACAGACTTAAATGACGTAAACCGAAACCTTGAAGAATTGAACACTTACGCCGACCAAACCATTTATAGCTTTTC